CGGTAGATGGGTGCGTGAACCCCATTAGGAAGTCACCCTTGACAAACTTGGTTTCACCGTTGACAAGACCAGTCGCACCCGCATAGTCTTCACAAGTGGTGTATTTGTGAAAGTTAATGCGTTTAAACGCACGTCCTGTGCGGGCACAGAATTGGCGGACGGATTCGGATTTGCCTGTGCCCTTTTCACCGCCAAGCCACACGTTGTCACCGTTGAGGTCAGCCAACAGGAAGTGGCGCAAGACTTTCTCAGTCCACACAAAAAACGGATCGACAGCGGGGGCAGTTGGGTGATTCCAAATGGAGACCATGAGCGGGTTGCCTTTCGGATCACGCACGTCAACACCGAACACGTCCTTTGCAGACTTGGTGTCAACAGCGTAGACCGATGCGAGGTCAGCGACAACCTCTTGCGCCCCGACAGACTCGACCGCATGTTTAAACGGTGCGAACGCATCAGCCACAACGGTGTTGACCGCACGTGTGATTGCGTCATCGTCCAGTACAACATTGCCGATCTGATGCTCTGCCTTGTCAAGGCGGGATAGGATTTTCCCAGTGGTTTTATTGACAGCGATCAGCGAGTCCGACAGTGCAGTGATTTTGCTAAGTGCGTCAGCGTGCGCATTGTTGGCTTTAGCCAACGCATCGAGTGCAGTGGTCTCAGCACGTGATGCGACAGCAGTTGTTGCGTCAAGCATTGCCCCGATGGCGGGATCAGTGCCTTGTGAAGTGGTAGCGGGCTTGTGGGGGGTAGCCGATTTAATCATTGCTATGCCCCGATCAGGATCGGTGTTGTAGTTGTTGATCACCCAGTCGGTCAGGGTATCTATGTCTTGCACTGGACTAGCCCCATACGGTAGACCAAGGGTCTGCAATGCCCCTGTGCGGATGGGCATAGGGATGCGGGATATCTCAGTGCGGATAGTGTTGCGTGTGGATGCAGTCATTTGTATTACTCCAATCAAACTAAAGTGAGAACGTCTTGATCGACAGGGCAGATGGGCAAACCGTAGGACGCCATCTTGGATGACAGGCGTACGTGATACCCACAGGATGGGCACTCAGCCTTAAGCATGCGTGTGCCTTGTTTTTTCTTACCGTTGGAGAATGACAACTCAGCGTGGGGGTATGCACCCAGTGAGTCGATGATTGCACCGTAAGCCTGATCGAAACCGTTAGCCCCTTGTGTATAGCCCCATGCGTTTTTGCGTGTGGGGTTTACTGGTTCTAACAGCATGGCTGATGCTATTTTTTGGAAGTTGATACCGTGGTTGAACCCGCCACGTGCGGTATGGCACATCTCATGCACCAGTACTTCAAACACTTTCTTAGGTTCGGCAATCACAGGGGAGATAAGGATCTCATAGTGTTTGTCGGCAGATGCGGTGTCGATCCAACACTCACCTATTGCGTTGTTGCGCTTGGCGTGGAGCGGAAAGCCACAAGTCAGGCGCACTTTGTCGGGGAGTTTTGACCCTGCAATTTCAAATGCGGGGCGTAGTTCGTTGAATGCCGTTGTGAGCCATTGTTCACGTGTGGCGTGGATGGTAGGAAGAGTCATAGGTTTAGTCCCAGTTGCGTAGCAAAATTACTACTGCAATGCCCACGATATGGGCATCACGGTATTAACTTAGGCGTTGATCAAACCCTGTTCAATGAGACGGTTAGCCGTGCGTCCAAACCATCCCTGTAACTGCCATGCAAGACCAGTATCAACTAGGTACTGCCATGCCTGTATTTCCTGTTCCTCTGTTTCCGCACCGATGAAGCCTTCTGCGATACCGACTGCTGTATATGAATCCATTTTGTTTCCTTTAAGTTGCATACCGATGTTGGTATGGTTGCTGATCATAGACGTTTGATATTGTCTGTCAAACACTGGGGATATTTACCTGAGTAAAACGTAGGGTTATTAAAAAGACGGAGCGGTTGGGGTGTTCTGTATGTATGTACAAGCATGTAAAGATAGACAGTAACTGTCGGTATATACAGGCTGTATGTGTACAGTAATACTTTCGAGGGGTAGACCGATTTAAAGGCTCAGGAAGGCGGGTAAAGTGATTCAGGCGGGGTAGGTATAGGCAAGGAAAATTAGGGGGCTTCCTGACAATCTGTAAGCATTTCGTTTAACAAAGTTATCCACACTGATGTGTACAAGTCTGTGGATAAGTTAAGTTGTCAACACGCCTGTGGATAACCTGATAGACTCTGTACATGCGAACAGTGATGGACATTTGTACAGTACTTCGTAACCTTAATTAACCATTACTAACCTAGGGGCAAGTGTATGCAAAAGACAAGTCGGGATGAGTACTTGAAGGCTTTAGAGGATGCAAGCGAACCTGATCAATTTGATAACGAACGAACGACCGCAATGAGCGAAGCGGAACGGTTGGCGCATATGGCAGACGCACCAAGACAAAGGGCAGACGGTCAAGTGATCACAAGTGAACGTATGAGACCACTAACAGCACAACAACACGCATTCGTCCTAGGGGTTATACAGGGGAAAACACTACGGCAGTCATACAAGGATGCATATCCCGCTGACACCAGTAGCGACCACGTCATCAGCACCAACGCAAACAAGTTGTTTAAACACCCAAGGGTGCAAGAGATGCTGAAAGATGCGTGGGAGACGATCACGGAAAACCTAGTGGACGATGTAGCGGGGACGAAACGGTATGTGTTGAAACAATTATTGGAGCATAGTAAACAAGCCAAACAAGAGGGCAGTAAATTAAAAGCACTTGAACTACTAGGCAAAGCCACTGGTTTGTTTAAACAGGATGATGGCAAGGCTGAGGTGACGATAAGCAGTGAGCAGTTGAAGAGGGAGTTAGCGGGGCACTTGAGACTAGTACAGCGTAAGAGTAGTAGTGCACTGATTCCAACTGTAGTGAGTGACGCTGTTGCCAAGTAGGTTTAAACAACTATCATGCGTGCGGTGTGGCATGTTTAAACGGTGATGTGCCGACCCCACCGTGCCCCCATCACCCCCTTTTGCGCATGGGACCCCCCAGCATGCTTACGCTCTATTCCACACATTCAATTACATGCCCCCTACCCCTAAGAACGTTCTCATATCCCTCGCCACATCTGTTTCATGTAACACCCCCCCCTTGTATACCGTTTTTGTATACACCCGGGGGTATATATATTTTGAAAAACATGTTTAAACATAAAGTGTTTGCGAAGAAGCGAAGCGTATGTTTAAACTGAAGAGGGTTGTGAACGTTCGTATAATCGTTTAAACTATAGATGTTGGTTGTGCAGTTGCCAGTCCAAGTGATTAAGTTCATGCGGAGCGCTAAGGCGAGACAACGATAGCCAACACTTGTTAAGTATCAAGTTGGCATTTTTAAGTATCAAGTGACCGAGAAACAACAGTTAGTTCTAGACTTCATAAAGGCTTACATGCGTTTGCATGGGATACCGCCTTCGTATGAGGTTATTGCTAAGGGACTTGGATTGAAGTCAAAGTCAAATATCCACAGAGTTATCCACAAGCTAAAGGATGAGGGCTTGATTGAGACTAAGCCGTACAAGTTTCATTCGATAAGACTTGTGGATAAGTCCGCTAGGGCTATGGTCAATCTCTAATGCTAACGCCCGAAGAGATCCAAGACTACATGGATATCGTTGATTCGGTATCAGAGGCAGAACGCAAGAAGATTGTGCGTTTACTAGAGAACGACAGGGTGGAGAGATGCAGGGAATCTTTTGTCTACTTTGCATCTCAGATGTGGCCCATCTTTATATCCGGTAAGCATCACCAGATTATGGGCAACGCGTTTGAGCGCGTTGCTAAAGGGGAGCTAAAGAGGCTCATCATTAACATGCCGCCACGTCACACGAAGTCTGAATTTGCTTCGTATCTGTTGCCGGCGTGGTTCTTGGGTAAGTTTCCCCATAAGAAGATCATTCAGACAGCCCACACGGCAGAACTTGCTGTGGGCTTTGGACGTAAAGTCCGTAACTTGGTAAGTTCAGAGGCATATGGGAAAGTATTTGACACAAAGTTATCCTCAGACTCAAAGGCAGCTGGTCGCTGGAACACTGAAGTGGGCGGGGACTATTTTGCGATAGGTGTTGGCGGCGCTGTAACGGGTAAGGGAGCGGACCTTTTAATCATCGACGACCCGCACTCTGAGCAGGAAGCTAAACAAGGCAACCCTGCGGTGTATGACAACGTGTATGAATGGTACACATCGGGTCCTCGTCAGCGTTTACAGCCCGGTGGAGCCATCATTATTGTGATGACACGCTGGTCTAAAAGGGATTTAACAGGGCAGATTCTTAAAAACTCTAGTAAAGAGGGCGTAGATGGCTGGGAAGTTATAGATTTTCCGGCGATTCTTCCCTCAGGCACGCCTCTTTGGCCCGGATTCTGGAAGAAGGAGGCGCTAGAAGCCCTAAAAGCTGAACTTCCTGTCTCTAAATGGGAGGCTCAGTACCAACAAAACCCAACATCTGAGGAAGGCGCGATCATTAAGCGCGATCAGTGGAGAATTTGGGAGGACGAGAGACCCCCATCATGCGAATATGTGATCCAGTCTTGGGATACAGCGTTCGAGAAGGGTAACCGAGCTGACTATTCCGCGTGCACTACGTGGGGTGTGTTTAAACATCCTAACGAGCATGGGGATTACAGGACAAACATCATCGTCTTAGATGCGTTTAAGAAGCGCATGGAGTTCCCAGAGCTCAAGACTAAG